CTACATACATAAACCAATCCTTTTTATTGGGGTCTCTGGACAAGGTAAATATAGCTAAGAACTGATAGTAAAACAAGGATGGATCTGTAATGGCATTGGCTGGATGGCCGGCGTTTTCCCAAAACTTCGCTTCTAATCTTCGGAATTTGAGAACATCCGCCGGAACAGATGCCCGTGTTGCTATGGCTATTCCCCGGCCAAAGTTCACATTCCTTATTGAAATGACGCTTAACCCTTACGCGTCAATAGCTCTCTCCGATACAACCTCAGTCGTAGACTACATAAAAAACGGTCATATCTACGGTCAGCTTAAATCCATAGATTACCCTCGTCCTCGTTTCGACACTGAGACAATACGGTCATATAACCGTTACCGTAAGGTCTACAAGAAGATGCAGTATGACCCGGCAACATTGGTCTGGACCGATGACTCTACATCAATGATCCAATCATTGATGAAATTGTATATCAGTTTTTACCATGAGACCGGCAGCATCGGAAGTACTAATGTTGCCAACGATGATCAAGAGATCAATACGGAATTAGGGATTATCGGCAGCAGCGTCAGAACTGGAATGTCGGTACGGCCATCGTTGGGAATGAAACTACGTCCGCAATATATGCGCCATTTTTTCCAGTCTATTACTATCTACGATCTTGGAACAGAACCAACTTCTATTGGTGTACATACATTCAATACTCCGGTTATCATAAACTTCGATCACGACGGTTTGGATTGGTACTCTACTGATATGGTAACTACGAGATGGACCCTGGAATATGAGTCATATTTCTTTGCCACAAGCCAAAATGTTGACGACTTCTCTGGTGTTCTGGATACTATTCTAGGCGGGAACAGTAATTCATGACAACATTAGCTATTGGATCAGTTACGGCTAAACAGCCACAGGTATCCACCTATTCACTATCAGCTACAATCATCCAGCCTGTCGTAACAGTGCAAGAAGCTGTTCCACCACCTTCACCGGCTCCGACACCGCCCGTCTATGTGACAGTCGATGGTGTATCCTCATCGCAAGATAATCCAGGGATGATCCCATATCCGGTGAAAGCACTCTTTATTCAGTCGCAAAGTGATGCTGTAAAAAGTGCCGCACAAAACACCGCGACCGCATATGGGCTAGACCCAATTAATGCTGGTGATCAAGCAGTCAATGTCTGCAACAGCACATTCCAGACCGATCTAAACAATCTTCCGCCACGAGAGAACACAGTACTTCAAGTGATCCTCCCAATGTAAGACCATTGCTTTGTCTAAATATTCCTATGGCAAAGGTCAGACGATATGTTCCTATCAATGGGAAAAAGTATAGCGGCAGTCATCCAATTTGGCTAAAATCAAATTGGGAAGAAATGTTTGCGAGTATTTGTTGCGACATGAATCCGGCGTGTCTCGAATGGGCGTATGAACCATGGAAAATTCCATATCGTGATCCGACCGCTGATCCTATCCAATATCCTAATGGCAAACAGACGGTTTATGTTCCAGATTTTTTAGTCTGCTTCGTTACTCCAGAGGGACGCATCAGAACATCATTGGTCGAGATCAAACCGGCTCATGAGGCGATCTATGAAAATGTTCGCGACGCTAAAGATTTGCGGGAACATGTTCGTAATCTTGCCAAATGGGAAGCCGCCAAGAGTTGGTGTGAACGACGTGGTGATGTCGAATTTGCCGTTCTGACAGAAGCGGATGTACCATTCGATGTGCAGTCAGCCAAACCAAAACGGAAATATGCAAAACGCAGGATCAAGAGATGACAACCGACAAGAAGGTAAACAAAATCCACCAGAAGGTGTCCAGTATCCTTGGCATGGCGATTGTTGAAGATGATGAAAACGAGGAACCCCAAGAAATAGTTCCGGTCCCTGATAGCACTGAGATTATCGAGGTAGACAATCCAGAACTTCCATTATTGGTCGCCGAGATGACTCGGTTAGAGCACGTCGAGCGACAAACCGATTTTGTCTTGGACCATGTATTGCCGGTAGTTCAGGAGTCGCTTGCGGAAAGTTTGCGGATGCCGCCAATCTATAAAGCCAGATCCATCGAGGCGAATGCTAAGATGTTAGAAGCTGTAAAAGACCTCATGCAATTAAAGGCTGAGATCCAGTTCAAGAAGATTGAATCAAAGATGAAACAAGCCGCCTTCACCCGTAATAAGGGACAGGTTACACCAATCACCGGTAATACGTTTGTCTTCAATCGTGAGGAATTGATCAAGTCATATAAGGCTGAACAAGCAGAGAAAATGAAGAATGAAGATTGATCAGTTGTTTGAAGCCATCGAAGCTCCTTTATACACGGCTGGATATCAGTCAGTCAGTGAAGGAATTAAGACGTGGTTGCCAGAGGTTATGAAGATCCTTGACCAGTATACTGGAAAAGCACAGTATAGAGCACAGGTCAAACAACAACAGAGTATTAATCCTGATGATTGGGATGCTTATAGTCGGTTGCGAGACGATCAGTATCAACGAGAATATGAGGCGTTGGTCCAGGAGGATAATCAGGGCTTACACGCATACCTCGTCAAAACATTCAAAGAGATGTTGGAAAACCAACTACGTCAGGCATCGATGTCCTACATCGAGGGTATGTTTGGTAAACGAGAGGATTATGATAATAGTGAGTCGTGGGATGAAATCCAAAAGAAGAATCTGTACTTCTTGAGATATCTAATCGTAGATATCGATTTCACCGCCACTTATAAAAAATCTGGTAAGCCAAGAACTGGTGGTGGATACTTCCAGCGGTTCCCGCAGAAGGGAGAATTTACAGATACATATTCGCAGAACTTAGATTGGAAAAACGATGTAGGGTTTGCTATTAAGGTATACACGTCAGAAAATAAACTATGGTTGGCTGCTGTAGGTATTGTAATTGAAGCGCTTCATATCGAGCATTTTGGTGAAGCAACAGAACCGAATAATGGATTGGAAAATCTTCTTGGTGATATACTACCGACATGGGTGCATGAAACAGTTCATATGGAGCAGACCACACGCCGTCGAGCACAGGGCAAGAATTTCTATAAGCATGATTGGGGAATGACTTATACCCCTCAGATAAAGAAGCGTCCAGCGGTTGATAAGTTTAATAAAGAACTACAAATTACTCAAAAATTCAAGCATGGTGGCAAGCGTGGATTTCCGTCGCATTTAGAAGATATTGAAAACACCACCATGGCAGAATGGATTGAGTATTTCGGTACGGCACACGAAATCGAGGCACATGCTGCCGGTGCCGCTGCTGATGCTGTTCACTCGGTCATGAAAAATTTACAGCGTTATAGTTCTCAGCGAGATGCAACGTATTTTCAATCAGAACTAAATCGTGGCATCGATTCAATTATCCAGGATTTAACCTATGCCTATCTGCCAACTGAAGGACATAGCAGCTTTAATTCATACTTTGATCACATCAAAGGGGAAGCGATGCGGTATTTGCGACTAAAGCAGCCGCAGATTGATATCCGAGATCAACGCGTTCTGAATAAAATCAACTTCGGTGCCAGAAAGGTTTGGACGATTTTTCTCAAGAAGTTGACTAAGCATCTATTAGCTTACAAAAAGCCTGTCCCGGATTATAGCGATCGCGACCCGAGACTGCGTACTCCTATGATTAGGAAACCAGAGCTTCCGGGATAAATACTGAGTCAATTAGGAATTTGAGAAATATGGCAAAAACATTTTGGGAAATTCTGGCAGAAGCAGACGATGAATATGTCTACTACATTCATAGCACGGCCCCTATCCACCGGCCGGATATGTTTGAGAAGGTAAAGTTGTCGCTCATGCCTTATGAGATCAAGTCGATCGAGTGTGAGAGCTATAAGCCGCTCACAAAGGCTAACACCATGTTCCCAGAGGAACCAAACACACCGACGTTCACTATCAAGGTAGTGACCCGTTACCCATTGACCAAGGGTTTTCTTTCCACATTGGCAATGGATGCTCATATCCACATCGCGCACCTGAAGATCACACCGGATAAGACATTAGAACCGATGAACGAGCCGGAAGAAGTTCCGTCTAAGGATGCTCAAAGCTTGGTCGGTAATAAGCGCATCGCTGAATTCATCAAAGAGTTGCAGGCCGATCGTAAGGCCCGCGACGACATGTCATGGAACCGAGAAGTATACGAGAGTTTCTATACAACCCATCTCGGTCTTGAGTCGGCAATTAAGAAGCCACTGAAGAAGGGCTATTATATTGTTGAGACATTCCAGGAAGGTGGTAAGCATTACCTGCGAGCAGAAGGCCCGTTCGATTCACGTCCAGAAGGTAATGCTTACCACGATAGAATTCGGACTGTGAACCCACAAATAATCTCCGAAACCATGAACGGTGGTCTGTACGGAGTTCAAGTACTTGTAGAAAATATCAAGACTAAGTAAGCTGTTTTACTCTCTGCCTTATAAATATGAGGCAGAGAGAGCACTATTATGACTTTCAGAACAGAAGAACAAGGCGGTAAACTCAAACCCGCCGGCTATGAAATGCCGTATACGGCAGAACAAAAATATGAATTGATCATCCGTTGCCCTGATGATCCCATCTATTTTATCACTACATATTGCTGGATCATCTCGACTAGAGGGGGTCAAATGTTATTTGACCTCTATGACTACCAACGTAATTTAGTCCTGCATTATCTAAACCATGAAAAGACCATCACGCTACTGAGCCGACAGGTCGGTAAGACCGAAACCTCAGTAGCATTTTTGTTGTGGTGGGCAATATTCAAACCTCATCAAACAATCCTTATCGCCTCCTATAAGGC